AGGTAATATCCAAACCCTTAACGCACTGGTACGATACCGCTACATACTCTTATACTAACCGTTGTCGTTAATATTTCAGTAATTATAATAGTCAAAGTAGTTTGTCGTTAATTTATACGCACTAAATCATATACAATTCAGTTAGCAAATATAAAAAAATTCTTTAATTAAAAAAAAATTTTAATTTTTAACCAAAAAAAAAGGCCTAGAAATTAATCTAAGCCTTTTAAAATAAATTATTTTATTTATTAAGGAGTCTCTAAAGCTGCCTGAGCGGTAGCAAAAGTTCCTTTTACAAACGCATTAGGTAGGTAGTTTGTAAGTGCGATCCTTTCAGATACTCTTACAGTTACAAATCCATCTCTTACGTTAGTTCCATCTTCTCTAAAGAATTCAACATTTACACCTTGACGTACCCATAATTGAGTACCTACTGAGAAGTTTCCTATTAAGAAATCTCCAGCAGTTATAGCGCTGTTTAATACAACTCTTACGCCCATAAATACCGGCGTTAAACCTCCGTAAACTTGGTCTTTAAGATAGTTGTTAGTAGTATCTTTTAACAATAGTATTTTATGAAAATCAGTAGGATTTAATAAAATAGTATCAGCGTTGTAGTTTAATAAAGCTAATTGATTTAATGAAGCAACTATTACATCGAATTGATTAGCAGACTCTACACTATCAGCATAATCGCCAGCAGCAAAAGCCGGAGCAGAGTTTATGATACCTCCTAAATCGTTTCCAGTTAAAATGTTCGCATCTTCAACCTCTAGCAATTTCTCAGGCGCTCTAGCCGATAAATAAGAAGTTAATTGAGGAGTATCTGCCAACATTTCTTCAGAAATACGGAAGTAAGTTCCGATTTTCTTAACGTTCGCGTTTACTGCTGTCATATCGAAGTCAGATTGCGCAAATGTAGCACCCTCGGCAGTTATTGCAGCAGCGTTAGTATATCCTGACTCTTTTACATATCGAACTACATCGCTTTGAGTTGAACCGATAGATAATAATTGTCTAATATGTACCGGTCTTGTTGGATCAAATTTATATCCTGGAACTCTATCGGCTGCGATTACCTCTCCGGTAAAATCAGCGCCTACAGTCATATCGGCTTTTATTTCAAATCTTGCGCTTTGTGAATGTCCTTTTTTAAGTCCATCAATTGCGCCATTTTCTAAAGCGTCTTTTAAAGCGCTTTTAAAGGATACTGTTTTTTGGCTATTGAATTGCTTTTTATTAGCAACTTCAAAAGCATCAAAACGCTCGTTAAATTTAGTTGTAATTTCAGCAACTTCGGATTTTACAATCTCGCTTGCTTTTACTTCGATTGAGTTTACTACCTCAACATTTGATTTTTCAATCTTTGCGTCAATTGACTTTGTAATATTGTCAATCTGACCTTTTAATTCTTCGTTCATTTTTTTGGTTTAACGAATTATACAAATAGTTTAATACTTCGGAATCATTGGATTTTACCTCAACATTCGGCGAAGTGACTACATTTGTCGGCTTCGTGAACTCTATAAATAACGATTTCAATTTTAATACTTCAGCTTCTAAAGCGTAACCCATCTCGTCAGAAATTTGGCCCTTTCTTAGCAATTTTGAGAGGTTGTCATACCTCTTTGATAGTTTTTCTAAATCTACATTTCCTTTTACGTCTAATATCAACGCCTGGTCGTTAGCTGCCAAAGTAACGGCGCTAATCTCATATAGTTTTACTTCGTTTATTTCTCTATAATCGGCTTTGTTTTGCTTTTGTATTGGTAATATACCGACACTATTTTCGGTTATTACTCCGGACTTCATAAGCTCTACAACATCTTTACCTAGTTGCGTTTTAGCAATTTCAGCAACAAAAACAAGTCCTTTGTCATCTTCATACAATTCGGTCATTTTACCGATTGGCTGATTCATATCGTGTTGATACAAATACTTTACGCGTGATCCATTCTCAGCGATTGTCTTTTTATATGCGCCTTTAGTTATAATGTCATTGTCAGAATCTCTATTTCCAAAAATAGAGCCATAGCCTTTAATTATACCGGCCTTTTCGTCTGCATCGATTAACTCACCAACTGGAGCCGCTTTATAAAGAATTGTATTCATATAGAAAATTTTTGTAAATATACGATTTTTTAAATTTTAGATATATTGCACCTCACCACCATCTAAAACATCACCAGTAAAGTTTGGAATCCATTTTATTTGCCTTCCGTTTGACTGCTCTAAAACCTGAATAAGTTTTTCCTCGCCTAATACATTAAAATAATTCAAAGGAGTTTCGGCTTCAGGGTGTAAATCTAAATACTCATTTAAAAGTTTTTCTAATTTATCCATTTTATAAATTTATTAATTCATCAATCCATTTAATTGTGTCCTCGTATATTTCAGGAAATAACTTTTTAAACACTAAATTTCCCGAATATTTATTTTCAAATGCGTGTGCTAACATTTCTGCGTGACGCCATCCTAAATTACTATAATAGTTGTTTGAATGTCCCCATCCAATTTTGTTTTTTGTCATTGCTCCAAAATAATCAGAAACCGCACCATAACTTTCATTAAATTGCTTATCTGTCAATGTAGGAAATTTATCTCTTATTGACTTTCTATGGCTTACACTAAATCTATTAACGTGTTCAAAATACTTAAACTTGTCAGCGCCTCTTTTGTTAATCCCAATTTTTGATAGTTGTGATTTATAAAAATTAACAACTTCATCAATACTTTTGTAATATCTACCCGCTAAAACAACCCATTTCCTTTGAGTATGGATTAAATGTCCAAATTCGTGTGCTAAAACTTTTTCAATAGTTTCAGAATTATACCTTACTGTGTCAATAACGATTGTGTTACCTGACATATAAGATCCTTTAGTTGAGCTTTTTAAATTCGGCTTTTCTTTTAGCAAAGATAAATAATTATCATTTACTTTAGCGTTTTTCGGAACTATTTTGCTCCACGCATCGGGACGCATTAATTCTTTTGCGTCTTGAATACCTGATGCAACAGTCGCTCCGACATCTGCAACAAAATCTCCTAAACCATAACCCGTCCTAGTTCCGCCACCTAAACCAAAGTTAATGTCAGTAATTTCTCCGGTAGCTTCTGCATCTTCTTTTGGAAATGAAGCAATTGAACAACGACAATTAATAACCTCTTTTGCTGGGCCTCTAGGATCGCCAGGATATAACATCTGACTACCTCCAACGTTAAACGTGTCTTTTTGGTTTACTACTTTTCCGTTTGCTTCTCGATGTGTCGTTCTTGTTCTTTCGTCTGTTGCTGCTATCCATTCTTTTTGCAAATCTTCGGCCGGAAAAATTGTCTCGGCGGATGCCATTGTTGCAAAGTTTGCCGCGTTTGTTGCTTCCGTTCTAACCAATCTCTCTGCCTGGAATGTAGAATAGTTTGTAAATTGATTTCTTAAAATTCTAGTTTTTTCGTCAATTCCTGAGTTTTGAAAATCTATATCCGTCATTAGCTGCTGTGTTATTTTAACTAATGTAGCTTTTGCCGTACCACTTACTAAGGTAACTCTTTCAGCACCTACAGCAGAGCCTAAAGCTGCGAATGTGTTTTGCCATTGGCTAACGTATTGAGACGGATCAACGCCCTTTTTAATGTATTTGTCGAATCCTTTAGCGTACCATTTCGCAAATTGCAAACCGATATCCTCGTATAAGTCTCGATAAATTTTTATTATATCGCCGGTATAAAATAATAGTTGAAATGTAGTCTGTCCGTCAGATAAAAAAGAATTAACGCCTTTAAAATACTGATTTTTGTAGTATCTTTTTACTTTAGCTAATTGCTTTTTTTCGGCTTTTTTAAGCTCACTCTCAAAAGCCTTTTGCCATTTGTCGCGGTCTAACTTCAATTATTCGCCTTTTTGCTTCAGTAATTTATCAATATCTACATCAATCGGATTGGTAGGTACATCTATATCGCTCGGATTGGTAGGTATTAAATTCGCCGGAATAAAATAATCGTCTAAAGTTGTGTTTTCTTCATCCTTTCCGTAGTTCATTGCGGCCCTCTTTTCATTTGGAGTAATCCACCACGCTTTAGATAACTGCTCTACTACTTTCTCGGTTTCTTCTTGTAATTCCGGAATAACAGAAAAATCAAACTCTATACATAAATTATCGCCAAATTTAGGTACTAGCCATCTGTTCAGCTCGTCTTTAATTTTAATTAGCTCAGGTATTACAACGTTTTGATACAATGCCTTTTTTGCTTCTTTTTGGTTATTGTATGAGCTAGAATCTGTATTGTTTAGCAATTGTACCGGTACATTGTAAATATTACATAAATCTTTAATAGATGCGTTGTATTGCTCAATTAATGACACATCAGCAGCATTTAAACCAAAATTTACCCAAGACATTTTATTCGGCGTTATTATAATATCTCCGGCCTTGTCCGATCCTTGGTGCTGTCTCCTAAATTTATCTTTTAATTGCTTTGCTTGGACTTCGCTAATATCTCCCATTTCAGAAGTTAACAAACCTCTAGCCGTTTGGTTTTGTAAGTATTTTACGCCAGTTTGTACGGCTTCATTATTTGTAGTTAGCGAGCGTAATCCGGCGCGTAATGGCGATTGTCCGTATAAATGTGATCCAGTTCCGTCGTAGTATGGGTTAAAGTCTTTTATGTGGCAAATTTCAGAAGCATCAATATATTTTGTGCCGTTATAATCTAGTTTATATTGGGATACTGGATTCATTAATCCGTTAGATATGATTTCCATATTTTGAGACGGCATTACATACAGCTCGCTAAACTTTCCTAAGTTGTCTCCAGTTTCCGGCCCAATACCATAGATATACCTATTTCCGGTTAATTTACCAAATGCGATAATTTCAGTAAGCCAGGAGCTGTAAGATTGTGCTGGATTTGGTCGGTCTAATAATTTATGTAGCTCAGTATCTTGCAATTCTATTAATGCGGTCTTTTGCAACATTGCGGCCTTTCTTATTGATGCCGAATCCATAAATCCCGACGTTAGCGCTTTATACCTCTTATAATCGTTGTCGTTTGTCTTTTCATATACTTGTAGCGGTATCGTTGTAGCGGCTTTAGTTATTAAATTTATTATAGAATAAATTGTCGCGTTTTTTCGATATCCCTCAGTAATATAAGACTCGTCGTTTTCAGCATTCCAAACAATTGAATTACCTAAAAAGCTATAAATAGCTTTGTTGTATTCCTCGTTAGTATTTTGATTTTTGTTTAAACGCTTGAATCTATCGAAAAAAGATGCCATATTTTAAGTAAGTAAATTTTCGTAAAAATACAAAATTTAAACAACAAAGAAATTGTTTATTAAGTTGCGCTCAATCGCGTATGATGTAACATCGATATGCTCGTCGTGTTTAGCGTTTGGAAATGTACTAACTTGCTGTAAAAATGCATCGTTCCAATTGTCTTTTACTAGATAAACTCGACCACCTTCAATAAATGGCGAGGATGCTCTAGCGCGTTCAATTTTAGAGTATCTTACAAAGTTTGTAGTAAGCTCTGAAACATTGTATCTCGTTTCGCGCCTTAATAGTTGTACGAGCGATTTACCGGACGCTTTAGGCTCAACTAATATTTGAGATACTGGCACTCCGCAAGATTGCACAAATGACGTAATAAATTTTTTAAGTTCCGGCATTTCTAGGTACTTATCTATACTTTTAAAAATATAAAGATTATCGCCACTTTTACCGCTTATTTGTATTCCGGTTGGATCGTTTCTCGTATCCTTGGTATAAGCGCCATCGATATACATTTCGTAAACGATATCGTTAGGCAATTCGGCACGATTAACAATATTAAACCAATCCTTTCGCCACTCTCCACCTTCAGGAGGTGAGGGCAATTGTAAGTACTGACCACTAAACGTATATCTATCCGCCTGGCGTATTGCTTCAAGTTCATCAAACGAATGCTTTTCAGGCCATAACGCTTTATTATCGTCATCTAATGCCGACAGCTTTAAATGATGCCACTCCTCGCCGCTACCACCATCTAACAAATATCCGCTTAAATCTTCCTCGTGTAATCGCTGCATAATAACGATAATTGGCACATCTCTATCGTTTACCCTAGATCGTATAGTAGTATTATATCGATTGTTTATGAACGATCTTCTAACGTCAGATAGAGCGTCATCCGGTTTTAATGGATCATCTATAATAATAGCGCCACCACTACCAGCACCAAAACCAGTAATTGCACCACCTGAAGAAGTAGCATAAACACCACCGCCATCGGTTGTATACCATTTTTTCTGACTTTGAGAGTCTTTTTTTAGCTTTATATCCCACAAACGACCAAAAGCATCCGAGTTAATATACTCCTTTGTCATTGAGCTATTATCTAGGGCCAACGAATCCGAATAGGATAAATGTATGAACTTTGCGGCTGGGTTTTTTGCCAAACTCCAAGCGATATACATTTTAACGGCTAGCTCAGTTTTTCCGTATCTAGGCGGTATATTTATTATTAAACGCTTTATTTCGCCTTTATGTACTTTGTGAAGCGTATCGGCTAGTGTTTCGTGAAATTCTGCTACTTGAAATTTTTTTCCGGTATTTTCTTTAAAAATATATCGAGTAAAAAACAAAAGCGATCCCTCACATTTTTGTTTAATTATTCCGTTAATACTCATCGTTTAAAATGTTGTCTATTTTCTTTTTTGCTTCTGTAGAAAGTTTACTAGTGCTTATGTCTGCCGTCATTTCGACTTCCTTACGCTCAATGTAACCCCTTTTTTTACCTTTAGTCTTTAAATAAAAAATAGTAGCTGTAGTGTTGCCCTCTTTAATTTGCTTGTGCAATTGACTTTCTGCAAAATCTAAAGTTAAATTACTAATCTCATCAACTGCATTTTTAAATTCTTGGTCATTGTTGTAGTAATTATAAAATGTTGATCTAGCGCAATCGACTTCTTTACAAGCAATCGTAACAATTCCTAGAGATTTTTCTAACGCTTTTAAAAGTTTCTTTTTTATAGTGTCCAAAGTGTCCATTTTTTTTGTCATAAAAGCAAAGTTAAACAAATTAAAAAGCATAAAAAAACCCCCTAATTAAAGGAGGTTTAAATAATTATAATTTAAAATAGCTTTTCTTGCTTTACTGTTGCTTTAAATCGTTTTTCAGCTTCTTTCATATTTAAAATAGCTTGTTTAAAATAACTACTTTTTAACTCAATACCGATAGCTTTACGGCCCATTGATACCGGACTAAAAACCTCACTACCAACGCCCATAAAAGGAGTTAATACTATTTCATCAGGATTAGAATATAACTCAACAATTCTATCAATAACGTCTAGCTGTAATGGGTGTACGTGCTTTTCGTCATCCTCTTCGCGACTATCTCTAAAAGGCAAAACGTTGTCGTTTCTTATGTCATCCCAAACACTAGACGCGTATCGCTGCCATATGTAATGATTTAATTTAGTTATTTTATCGTCTTCATTTCTGTTATTAAGAAGCTCCCACAACTCCTCTTCATTAAGACTAGATTTGTTTGCATTATTCCAAGCTCTTAAAATATTTGGTAAAATTGGAATTTCTCCGGCATAGTGATTAATACCAAATTCGTGAGTAACTGGTACTTTGTTTTCGCCTTTTTTAGTAAACACTAAAACGTAATCAGGCATTGCGGTAAAACACTTTGTAGAGTCCTCTACTATAAACTTGTGCATTAAACTCTGTACCATTGTACGCATACGAACTTTTAACGGCTCTTTCCATATTGTAATACGATTTCGATACTCAAAACCATACTTTTGATGTATTCTAATTATTTCATTTGGAAAATCCCACAACCTACAAGTATTATCAAAAACATCAGTACAATGAACGGCAGTAATTCGACCATCTTTTGTAACTCTTGCAATCTCTTTTACTAAATATTCGTATTGCTCTAAAAATTGCTCTTTGCTTTCGCAGTTAGACATATCGTGTTCGCTGCTAGAATAATTATACAATCCAGCAAACGGAGGAGAATATACCGACAAATCAATACTTTTATCTTCTAATGTTGGCATAACTAACATACAATCGCTTTCGTATATGCTGTATCTTTCTGTGTGTAACTGATCTTTTACTTTGTTTTCCATTTTTATAAAAATTTAGGTTTAATTAATTCTTTGTTAAATTCTTTGTTTACGTCTATAAAGGTGCTGTTTACGTTTTGCGTAAGGTTTTTATGTAATTGTATTGCTTTTTGAGTTTTTTGCTCTAAAGCTTCTAATACTCTAGTTTGTCCGTCTGAAATAACCATATCTATAGTAACATTGTTTTTTTGTCCAAACCTCCAAAACCTCCTAATAGCCTGGTAATATTGCTCGTAACTGTATGTAGGAAAAAATACAGAATGATTACAATGTTGCCAATTTAGGCCCATAGATGTCATTTTTGCTTTTGTTATAAGTCTTTTTATATCGCCATCCGCAAAAGCTTTTAGTATTTCTTCTTTTTTATCTATTGATTGACTTCCTATAATTTCTACAGCTTCTTTGTCATTTTCTCGTAATATCCTACTCTCTTCGTTTCTGTTAACCCAATAAACCGAGGTTTTGCCTTTTGCTAGTTCTAGCGCCTTTTCACATCTTTTGTCTATTGTTTGCTTTACCTCTGATCTTATTTCGTTAAAGTTCTTTGCTGGTCTATTAAACATTTGAATCTGCCCATCTATTTCTAATAAACTATTGTTTTTTACAACGTGTTTATTTAAAATTAATTCAGGTAATATATATTTTTTATCACTAAATCCTAAATCGCTAGGCATTTTAGCCATAATAGACCATTGATTTACCCAAGCAAAGAAGCTTTTTTCTGCGTGAGGTTTTAAATAAAACTTTTCGCCTATATTTCTGTTAGTGCTATCTACGCTGTTTTGATTGTTTTTAAAAAACTTGCCTAACATATCCATATAACCCATATACCCCAAAGCCTCGGAACTAGTGCCAAGCTCTATAAAATCGTTAGGAGATGGCGTCGCGGTGCTTAAAAATCTATAAGGTATTTTCTTAATAAAAGATGTAATATTATTTTTAATTTTTCCGTCAAAGTTTTTTAATATACTGCTTTCATCTAGTATAACACATTTAAAGTCAGTTTCATTAAAATAATGCAATCGCTCGTAATTGCAAACTACTATCTTTTTTGTGTGCTTTCCGTCTTTTGATATTTCAATATCGTCGGTAATTTTACGCTCTTTTGCTTCTTTTATAAATTGAAAACCTACAGCTAAAGGCGTTAATATCAGCACTTTTTTATTAGTGTGATTAATAATGTTTTTTGCTATAGCAAGCTGTACTAAGGTTTTACCTAGTCCGGTATCTAAAAATATAGCGGATCGACCTTTTTTAATAGCTTTTTTAATTACATATTCTTGAAAATCAAAAGCACAATCCGGTATATAATTGGCTTTAAAACCAAAATCGCCGATACTGTGTTTTTTGTTTTCTAAAAACTTTAAGTATTCCATTTGTTAAAAATTTAATTAATATGCACCAAAAATAAAAAATTATTTTCATTAATTAAGCATAAAACAAAAAAAACTTTCATAAATAGAAAAACGCATCATTTCTGACGCGTTTAACTAATTAATCAAATTGGATAAAACAAATAACTATTAACCCCCTACAATAAATAGTTACACAAAACTAATGTTTTTTTTTCAATTACAAAAATTATTTTATATTTATTTTCCGCACATTTCGCACGTTTCTAAATTATTGTCATTTTCTTCTTTTGTTTCTTCAATAGGTAAATCATAAACTGGCAAGTCTAAACCCCAGTCTGTAATTTGTTTAACATCCCACTCATTAGCTAGTAAATCCCAATCCCATTCTCCGAAGCCGACGTTATCTTTTATTATAAATTCTTTTTTTTGTTCATCAGTCCATCCGGTAGCGATGTCAATCCAAACCTCAAACAGTCCGGCAGATTTACACGCCTTTAAACGCATATTTCCGCCTAGTACTATCATATTTTCATCAACTACTATTGGCCGCTTCTCTAACATCTCAGGAAACGTATTAATTGACTTGACTAATTTTTTAAATTTAGAATCTTTTATGAATCTAGGATTTTTTGGATTCTCTTTTACAGATGCAATGTTTACAAGTTTTTTCATTTGATTTCCCAGTGTTTGTCGTAAAAGTACAAATATAATTCCCAGCATTTACGTTGCGCTTCCTCCTGGTCATAAATTTTAGGAGATTTTTTAGTTTTTCCGTTATCATTAATTTCAATTTTTAAACCTTTAGTAGTTGGTAATATGCCTACAGTAATATTATTATTTAAACACCATTGCATAGCTTTTCGATGTTTGTCGGATACTGTAATCCTAATTTTTTTCTTTTTTTTAGGCATTAGTTTTTATTTAAAATGGTACATCGTCATCGGTAGCGACTTCATATTTTTTGTCGTTATCGTCGACATTTCGATATACTCCGCCTCTTTTGAAGTCAGGAGCGATGTCAAACTCGCCTAGCTGTCCGTTTTCTTTTCTCTTAACCTTTTCAACATACATTTTCACAGTATCGGAGTCGAATTTTGTTTTTTGCCCTATGCACCTGAAAACTATTAATCCATTGTAGGCCTTGTTAAAAAAGTCAGCAGAGCCGCTTATATCGTATAACGTTGGTTTTTTATAGTTTCCGTTTTCGCTTTCTATTTTTCTAGGATGCGCCACTAAAAAAAGATGCGTATTTGTTTGCTGGCAAAATTGCGTAATTTCAGAAAGCACTCTACCGATGTATGAATGGTCTCTTTGCGCTGAATGGTCAAGCATATTCCAAGGATCAATTACGCATACATTTATACCTTTTTGAAATACCAAATCCCTAAAAGCGTTTAAAATGCCTTTTAATGTTAAATTTTCTAAATCAATTTTAACCCAATAAAAATGATCCTTTATAAAATCCTTTGTATTATTAAGCTGTTCGTTATTGCAGTTGGTTTCATTTAATTTGTTTGCAATTCTTTTAATGTGGCCCTCATACGGAAATGACTCAGGCGCAAAAATACCGCAACGCATATCGTGATCTAAAGCCAAATTACAAAAAACCTGATCTATTACGTCAGACTTTCCGGAGTTTGGTATTCCGGTAACTACAGTCCATTCGCCCATAGACATTTTAAAAAATTCGTCTGAATTAGGCAACCCTATAGAATAGTTTTTTACGCCGGCTTCGTTGTAGCTTAATACAGATTTCCAAATATCCGAGATGTTTAAAATACCCTCTAACGGAAAGTTTTTAGGCTCATTTAAAACGCTTCTAAGCGTTTCAGCTCCTTTTTTAGTTAGCAATTCATTAGCGTCTTTATACTCGCCGAAATCTATGTATTTGCATTTATACGCTCCAAATCTTCGCGCTAGTTCATTTCTTAACTCAATGCCGGCAGTATCGTTGTCGGTGCAAAGTATAATCTCTTTTTTGTGCTTAAAATAAGTCCAGCAGTTGTCTAAATATTCTAATCGTTGGTTACCTTTACTCGCGCCATTTGGAACGCTACAAACGGAATAAATACCGCTTTCGTGCAAAGATAATGCGTCCATTTCTCCCTCAACGATGTAAATTTTATCCATCGTTTTAATGTTGTCCAAGCCGTAAAAAATTAGTTCAGCGCCTGACACCATTTTAAAGTTTTTTTCTGCATCTCTAAATTTAACGTTTACGAGTTCATTCTCTCTGTAGTAATTAAAATTTACAGCTTTACGCTTTGCGTTTACTTGTGGAAACCATTCGATAGACTGCCCTACTTTCCAATGCTTTAGAGTCGGCTCTGTAATGCCACGCGTTTTAAACCAATCTATAACAGCATCCGACAAATCTAATTTAATAGGATTGGGAACTATGTAATCTTGTTTTTTTTCAAATTTAGTAGTACCACCATAACCGCAGTTATGGCA